CAGTCGGAGCAGTCGGAGCAGCCGGAGCAGCCGGAGCAGCGGGAGCAGCCGGAGCAGCCGGAGCAGCCGGAGCAGCCGGAGCAGCCGGAGCAGCCGGAGCAGCCGGAGCAGTTATAGCAATTCATATTACCGTTTTCGTCCATCTGCTTTGCCTGCTCGATTGCTTTTTCCATCGACACATAGGACACGCCGATGTTGCCTTTTTCAGTTTTCGGGGTTTCGTATTTCATTTTGTCTCTCCAGGTATTAGATAAAGTTGCTCCAAGGGTGAAAGGTAGGATTTGCCCCGGCCTTTCCATCCCAATCCAGATTCAGCAATGATTCCTGCCGATCCCAATTCACCGTATTTGCGGTATGCATTCCGTCCCAGCCGGGTTGTCTCACCACTTGCACCGGCTGGTTGCTTCTGGTCCCTGCATCAAGGCCAGCTAGGCGCGCATCAGGGTGTGCTGACGGCCTGTCTTTTTGAGGTTTAGCCCGATTTCAAGGCTGTCACGGTAACGCTGCCGTCCTCTCGCGAACGATGTGGAAGCCAGAACGCAAAAAAGCCGCTAAAGTCTGGATTCTGGAGGTAGAGAGAAACACCGGAGGGAGTTCGGCATTGCTCAACAGAACCCAAGCTTTAACGGCTTGCGCTCTCCCTCTTAGTTATTCCGGCTACCACACCGTTGATACGAATGTTTCCAGATTTAATGATTTCCGTCAAGCGATTTAGTGATAAAAATCAAAACATCCCACTGACTCCATAATGCTGCATCGCAAAATTTATCCGGAAGCGGCACCAATTGCATGGAGCGAGCCTTGCCCCGGCTCATGCGAATGTAGCCCTTTTTCTCCAAGCCATTCAGCATACAGGTCGCGGCATGGGGCGACTTCCAGCCGAAATAGGCGCAGAGTTCCAGCCGTGTCGGCGGCACACCTGAATTGATTTTTCCACGGATGAAATTCAGGGCCTGTTCCTGCGTTTCGGTCAGCCGCTTCACCGCCAGCCCCAGCCCGCCCACAGCAGCGCCAGCAGGGACCAGGGGAACAGCGCTATGGCCCAGCCCAGCAAGCGCCAACCGCTGCGGCGGCGCTCGGGCAGCACGCGCTTGTGCCGGCGCAGGCCAAGGATGTCGAGGATGATCCAGAGATAAACAGGATTCATGGTGTTCTCACGAAGGAAGTTGATCGCGCAGTGACGCGCCGAAAATGGCCTCGTGGACTTCGTCCAGCATGGCCGCGTATTTGGTGATGCCCTCAAATGCTTCGATCGGCCCGTTTTCGGTCGTGTGGCCGTCTTCGTTAAACGTGATGCGCGGCACGCAGAGGGACTGGAAGCGCGCGATCTGGTCGAGGATAGGCGCGGCGGCGCGCGCGTATTCCTGGTACTGGTCGGCGGCGGTCACGATGCCACCAGTAGGTCGCCTTGCGGCTGATCGGTTGCGATTTGGGAAATGCGCACCACTACACGGGCGGGCCGCTCGTCTGGGGGCATGCGCTGGGACAGCAGTTGCCACACGAATTTATCGTCGCCAAAAACCGCATCTTTGAGCCCGTCAAGAAGCAACTTGGAAATGTTATCTATGTCCGGCGCGCGCACGCTGTCATCCCAGTTGTCGCCCATCTTGCGCATGCGAGTTTGGTAATCCTGCGGCCGGTTCGGAAACATCCACAGCTCGACCTTGACGCGGCCGGCCAGCTTCTGGAATCCGCTGGCGGTCGCGGCAGCGCGCACCATGGCCTTGTACGCAGTCGCTTCCTTGGTGTTCATGATCGACAGGTGTTTCCCGCGCGACACCGGCATCAGGTAGCGGTTTGCCGAGAACAGCGGAAGCGTGAGGGTTATTGGTTTCATGGAAACACCTTATCCAGTGCTTTTTGCGGCGTCATGCCGGCGCGGATTTTTTGATAGATCCGATCTGGATTTATTCCAAGTCGATCGGCCCAGTCTTTGACGCATAAATTGACACCATTTCGATCGATATAGATAGTCGATCGACGGTTGCGATTCTGGTCTTTCATCGTGGCCCACTTGCAATTACCTGGCTCATAATCACCATTTGTATCGATTCGCTCGATCGTCATCCCTTCGGGTTTCTCACCCATGTCAGCCAGGAAGTTAGCGAAGTCATCCCAGCGCTTGCAAACTTTAATCCCACGTCCGCCATACTCTGGATATGAATCGTGACCGGAATAATTGCAGCGCTGACGCATGCCAAGCCAACTGTTATGCGTCGGAGTTCTTGATTTACCATGTGTGATATGGCCAGTTTTGGCGCAGCCACAAGATTTTGTATGTCCGCTTGTCATACGGAACAGAGCTACAACGACCACCGCACCGCAATCACATTTGCAATTCCATTGAGTTCGCTGAAATTTATCGTTCGCTGCGCGGCTTATGATGGTCAGGCGGCCATGCTTTTCGCCGGCATGATTCATGGTTCTCATCGCCGCCCCCGTGGGTAAGTCAGGTCGCGCAGGAACGCCAGCGCGTCGTCCTGGATCGGAAAAAAATACGCCATGCGCTGCAAAGAAAACCAGCGCTCCAGCGTGTCGCCATTCAAGACGAAGCCGAAATTCTTCTCCGCGCTGCTGTACTGCCAGATGCGAGGGCCGTTGGCGCCCGGCTTGATCTGGCACGCGCACATGTGCGGGAAATTCGGATTGCCGTACACCGCCCACAGGATCACTCGCTGCGGGATTGGGTCAGCCGGCGAAAGCGCGCCGTCGGGTTTTGGGAATCTCACAATAGCCCCTTCCGTTTCAAAATTGCCTGGCTTTCCCTGCGCGCCAGGTCGAAATACACGTCAACCAGCGAGCGCGGCATGTGGCCGGCGTAGCCGCCATCGAGGAACGAATGGCAGGCGCTGCACCCGTAGCACCCTTCCTCGTCACGCGCTTTCAGGCCCATGCCCTTCCCGGCTTCGTACGAATTCGCGTGACACCACACAGTCGTCTCCGTGTTGAAATTGCAGCACGGGAACCGCAATGTGCACGACTCGCCCCGGGCGCTGGCGCGGATCGGTGTCATCTTCGGCGCTTTCGTGCGGATCCGCTTTTGGGCTGGCTTGCTGGTGGTGCGCAGCGTGCCGCGCGTCATCGGGGCACCGCGATTCTTGAACGGCGTGTGCTTGAGTTCTGCTGTGCGCTTCATGGCATGCACTCCATCACCGTTTCGATCCAGGCTTTTGCAGCTTCGGCGTTGATGGCGTTTCCGTATCCTTTGAGCCGCCCCGCCCGGTGTCCGAACCCTTCTTTTCCGGCGGCGGTGCGCCAATCGGCGCGGCTTCGTCCCACTCCGCCGGCAGTGCTTGCAACCAGCGGGAATGTGCCGGGTTCAACTGGCCGCCACTTTCCATCCCGGCATCCAAGCCAGTCAGCATCGCGCCAGTAGCCGTTAGTCGGGCCGGGCCGAACGGCTGCATCTTCGCCAGTGCCCGTCGGTAATCCCCCGACAATTGGCCGTGACTCGCTTCGCTGTCCGGAACCGTCACCGGCGTAGGCCAGCCCGCCAACTGCTGCGCTTGCATCGGCAAGACGTTGCGCGGGTCCGGCGCTAATTCGCCGCGCTTCTCCGCGTCGTTCGCTCGCGGAGTGGCCCACCCAGCGAATGCCTTCACCTGCTTGTCCAGACTGGCCGTGTTCTGGTTCTTGCCCGACCCATGGGCGTCCGCCGCTTGTGGTGATATCCAGCCGCACAGGGTGAATACCTGTTCCGATAGGGGCTTGCCCCTGGATTGTTCCGCATGTCCTTCGAGAAACTCCTGACTTCCTGATGCGCTTTTCCAATCCCGCGCCGATGGAGTCGCCCAGGGCGACTCCACACCAGTAGTTTCTGTCTCGGATGTGCGGCGCACCGACGCCCGCAGACGGGAACGGGACACTCCCGAAGGCGTAACCCAGGGCTTCCATGTCAGCATGTACAAGGTCGATCCAGTCATCGACAGGCGATCCCGCAACTTGCTCTCCAAGGACGACTGGAGGCTTGCGCTGGCCGATGAGGTGCCCAAAAGCTGGCCATAGGTGCCGCTCGTCAGCAAACGCAAGTCCTTTGCCTGCCGCGCTGAAAGGTTGGCACGGACAGGAACCGGTCCAAACAGATCGGTCATCGGGCCAGCCGGCGCTGCGCAAGGCGTAGGACCAGACACCGATGCCGGCGAAGAAATGGCACTGCACGTATCCGCGCAGGTCGTCGGGTCGAACATCTTCAATACTCCTCTCATCAACATCGCCGGGCGCTATGTGGCCAGCATCGATCAAGTTGCGCAGCCATTGAGCCGCGTACTTGTCGAATTCGTTGTAATACGCCGGTTTCATCCCGCCACCTGGGTCGAAGGCATGCACTCAGCCATGCGCAACAGCGTGGCGCGGCCCCTGGCATCGAGTTTGTTGAAGCTGGTGATCAGCTTGGCCAGTTGTGCTTCGTCGGACGATTCGGTTTTTTTAATAAGATTGGGGCGCGGCAAAGCGGTGCCCAGATAGCCTTGCAAATCGCGCTCAGCATTCTGTTTCAAGGCAGCGCTCTGTGCGCAATAACTGCCACCGATCACGCAGTTGCACGATGTAATGTTGCCACTTTCAAGACGGCACATGATGATTCCTTTCGAATGGTTCAAGTATGGTTTCCATGGCCTGTTCAGCCATGGCCGGCGACAGGGCCGGGAACAGGTAATGCTGGGCGTGCGCGGTGCGCAGGAACTGCACCACGCGCAGCCGGTAATCGTCGGCTTCTTCCTCCGTGCATTTCGTGAAGCTGATCGAGCGCGGGACCGGGAACACGCCGCCCTTTGGCCCGGCCATCCAATCCACGAAGCCGGCGCCCAGCTTCAGCCACAGGCGGAACTGCTCCACGTCCGTGATGCGCTCCTGGGCGTTGAACACCTTGTATTCCAAGGCCATGTGCTTGCGGTGCCTCCAGCTGACACGGGCGCGCTCAAGGCGGATCGAGAAGAATTCACCGCTTCCAGCCTCGTGCAGCGCACGGACAAACTGCCGCCAAGCGCGCTTGTCCCGATCGGTGGCGCCGTCCAGGTGCTGGAACAGGAACCCGCGTACCGCCGTGGCCTCCGGTTCTTCGAGCCGCGCATCCGTCTGCTTGATCAGCACGATTTCCATGGTCAGTCGGTTTCCATGTGGCTGGTGGGTGGTGCTAGACGATCGACATGCTTGACCGTCCAGCCCGTGATGCGCATGACGCGAACCCGGATCATGTCGCTGACCGGCATATGGCCGTGGCGCACGCGGCTGGTTTGCGACGGGTCGAGCCGCAGCGCGCGCGCAATCTGCGCATCATTGTGCAGGTGCTGGTGGTCAGCAAACGCATCCAGCAGTGCATGCGGCTGGCGCGCTGGAACTTCCTTTTTGTCCATCTTGATTTCTCCTGTTATGGTTGATGTTACACAATAAAACTCTATGCCAGAAACAATATTTTTGCAATGAATTTATTTGCGCAAAATCCATAAAATGGTGTTGATAATCAACAGTTTCATTGCTAATATTCATCACACCGAACAGGACGGATTCCTGAAAAATCTGGAGAGAACAATGAAAATCGAAATCGTGAACCGCTTCAGTGGTGAGGTTATTTTTTCCCATGAAGCAGACGAAAACAGCTTAGCCATCACGCTGACCAAGGCGGTTAAAGACGGCGCCAACCTGGACGGCGCCAACCTGACCCGCGCCAACCTGGCCCGCGCCAACCTGACCCGCGCCAACCTGTACGGCGCCAACCTGGACGGCGCCAACCTGTACGGCGCCAACCTGACCCGCGCCAACCTGGACGGCGCCAACCTGTACGGCGCCAACCTGGACGGCGCCAACCTGGCCCGCGCCAACCTGTACGGCGCCAACCTGGACGGCGCCAACCTGACCCGCGCCAACCTGACCCGCGCCAACCTGTACGGCGCCAACCTGACCCGCGCCAACCTGGACGGCGCCAAGATTGATGGTGAAAGCATCGCCATCCAGCCAATCATGGTAAGTGGTTTGCTGTGGTGGGTACTGGTCAGCGACGGATATATGCGCATCGGCTGCCAGCACCATAAACACAGCGAATGGGCGGAATTCACCGAACCACAAATCAGCGAAATGGCCACTCAAGCGCTGGAATTTTGGAAGGTCTGGAAAACGCCATTGATGGCGATCTGCGAGAAGCATGCAGCCAAAGCCGCAGCAACCAAGGCGGCAAAAGAATGAGCCATACGATCATCCCTATCCGCGCGTCGGCATTCGCCACGGTACTAGACTGCGCTCACAGATTTGAGGGTGAGCAGTTGCTGGGTATGCGCAAGCCGTCCAGCCTGCGCGCGTGGATGGGGACCAGCATCCACCACGGCACGGCTGTATTCGACCAGGCGCGCATCGACGCCGCGCCCATCAAGCCGATGGAAGCCGCCGACGCGATGATGGAACTTTTCACCAACCCCGATCGGGACGTCGATTTGAGGGACGAAAAGCTGACGCTGAAGGAAGCCCACCGCATTTCGCTGGTGCTGCTGTCTCGGTACTGCGCGGACATTTCGCCGCAGTTCGAATTCACCGCTGTGGAGGCGCCGCTCAAGGCCATGGATATCGACTGTGGCGGCGGCCTGATTATCCGGCTGAGCGGCACCATGGACCGGGCCCGCGTGGTGGCGTCGTTGGCCGGCCGCATCATCCTAGATATCAAGAGCGGATCGCGGCTGTTCAAGGATGGCAAGGTCAGCGTAAAGGCGCGCGGCGCGCAGCTTGGCACATACCAGATTCTGGACGAGGGCACGACCGGTGAAGTTACATCCGGTGCGCAGATCGCCGCGCTCCAAACCACCAGCACGCCGCTGGTGGGCGTGAGCCACATTTTTGACGCCAAGCGGCTGATGCTGGGCGACGAGAAAAGCCCCGGCCTGTTGGACATCGCCGCGCGCATGTTCAAGGCCGGATTATTCCCCCCCAACCCAAGCAGCAGCCTTTGCGACAAGCGCTACTGCGCGCGGTGGGATCGTTGTTCATATAGGGAGGGATGATGCGAAGAAAATTTGATCCTGTAATCGCTGCTGAAATGGCAGTGTTTTATGCGGCCGGCGAATCGCTTCCAGTCATAGCTGAACGATTCGGCAAAGGCACTATGACAGTTTACCGCTGGCTTATGTATTCAGGCGTGAATATGCGGAAGCTTGGCGAACTTAGAAAGGGAAATCCATGGACTGAAGCGCGGCGAAAACATCATCCAGTTAAAGAAAAAGGTATGACGCGTGAGGAGTTTTTAGCAAAGCGTGAGGAGGAAACAAACGGGAATACTTATCTTTCCAAGCATGGATACATAGTCGTGAAGGTCGGAAGAAGAAAGCGGCAATACGAACACGTACTTGTGGCTGAGAAGGCGCTGGGGCGGAAGTTGGATAAAGGGATGGTGGTTCATCACATTAATTGCGACAAGACCGATAACCGGCCCGATAACCTTCTCATTTGCAGCATTTCGTACCATCTGGCTTTGCATGCCAGGATGCGGCGGGATGAATACTGGAAGAATTTCTAAACAAAGGAACCGCAATGCAACAATTACAGGAAATGCAGCAGAACGCGCAGCAAGGCACCACGGCGCTGGCCAAGCAGGTGGCACACCCAGTGCAGGGCAAGCTGATGCTGCTGGAGCAGAAAAAGGAACTGCTGGGCGCCGGCATCCCCGGCCACATGTTGGTGGAACGCGAGATTCGTTCCGCCGCGATCATGCTGGCCAACAGCAAGGATTTACAGGCGGCGACGCCGGCCAGCTTCTACACGTCCGTCAGCGTGGCCATCAACAGCGGCATCGGCCTGGGGCGTGGCATGGGCTACCTGGTGGCGTACAAGGGCAATTGCCAGTACGTGCCAGGCTGGCGTGGCCTGGTTGACCTGGTGACGCGCAGCGGGCGGGCGACGTGCTGGACCGGCGTGGTGCGCCGGGGTGATGAGTTCGATTATGCGCTGGGCGACAGCCCTTTCCTGAAGCACAAACCGGGCGACAGCGAGGAATTCAAGGACATCACCCACTATTACGCCGTGGGCCGCGTCAAGGGCAGCGAGTGGCCGTATATCTACGTCTGGAGCGCAAACAAGGTAGCCAAGCACCTGGCGCAATTTAACAAGGTCGGCACGCGCCACTACGCACTCAAGGACGACAACAATTTCGAACAGTACGGCCGCAAAGTCGTGCTGCTGCAGGTGATCAAGTACCTGCCTCAGTCGCTGGAAATCGCAAACGCGCTGGCCGCCGACGCCGCTCACGATTCGGGCCAGAGCATGGTCATCGATGGCAATTTCGCGTACCTGCCGGACGACTACCAGGGCGACGACTATGTGCCGGCCGAGCCGCTGGCGGCGGAAGTCCACGAGCAGCCGGCACCTACCGCGCGGCCGACAGCGGCACCCACGCCAGCGCCGCAGACCATGAGCGACGAAGAGCGCGACTTCCAGCGCAGCATGGCCAAGGAAGCGCAGCAGGCCCAGGCCGAACCCGAGCAATCCGCAGCACCCCAGCGCCGCACGCGCGCCCGCACGGCGGCGCCGGAATAACCCACCACCACAACCGAAAGGACCATCATGACAATTGAACCGTTCTCGCTGATGCGGGAAAAGATGGATGTCTATGTCAACCTGCGCATTGAAAAGCACGGTGACGATAACGTCAACGGCTACGACATCAAGCTGAGCGGAAGCTTTGCCAACTATGCCATTTTGCCGAAGCTGGACAGCGATCTTTTGTCGGCGCTGTACACCGACGAAAAGCAGCGCGAGTTTGACGAATTCAAGAAAAAATTGCGCTTCCCGCGCGCCATGGGCAAGGCGCTGCCATGGGACTTGGATATCCCGCGCGTGGTGCTGACGCTGCACGATGAGCAAGACGAAAAGCACAGCTTGGCCGTAAGCGACTGCGCCGCGCACAAATTCACCTTCCTGCCGAAAGAACTCGGCATCGTGGAACTTGCCTTCAACGTCAAGACCAAGGATCTGACGGAAGAACAGGTAATGAAGCTGTTGCGGGCCAATGGGCAAGAGCTGAAGGTCAGCATGGAATGCCGCGAAGCCGACGCCAAACCGGACAATTTTGAACAGGTGGACTTGCTCAGCCAGCAGAACGTCAGCCCGGCGCGCGCCGAAGCTGAACGACAGTTCGCCGCAGGCATCCCGGACCAGGCCGAAGAAATCGCGCAGACCCTGGCCGCCGCGCCGCCACCGAAAGAACCGGAGCCAACCGAAGCGCCAGCGGCAGAACCGGCCGCAAAACCACGCCGCCGCGCGAAAGCCGTGGCCGGTATCGAATAACCACTTTCCCATTTCTGTAGGAGATAAAACATGCGTCCAACTGAAATCCAGGCTGATAACGTCCTGGCCATCAAAAGCATCAACCTGAAACTGGAGCGTCCAAATACGCTCATCTGCGGCCGTAACGGCACGCTGAAGTCGTCCATCTTCGACGTCATGTCGATGGCACTCGCACACACGCCGATGCGTGCCGTGACCGAGAAACAGCATTACGGCCTGTTGGTGCACGACGGTGCGAAGGCTGGCGGCGGCATGGTGGTGATCGATGGCGATGTCGAAAACACGCGCCAGTTCAACTTGCCAAAGGGCGAATTCACGGGGCCGGAAATCCCGGCCGCAATGCGCGTGGCGCTAAACGGCCAGAACTTCGCCAGCATGAGCGCCGACGAGCGCCGCGTATTCCTGTGCACGCTGACGAAAGTGCGGCCGACGCCGGCCATCGTTGAGCCGCTGTTACTGGCCGCCTTCCCTTCGTCAGAAATATCGGAAAATGGCAAGCAATTTAAGGCGCTGGTTGACGAGGTGATGCCGATGCTGCGCAGCGGCTTCCAGGCCGCCTGCGATTACGCAAAAGAGCAAGCGGCCGGCCACAAGCGCGACTGGTGCAAGACGACCGGCGCGAAGACGTACGGCGCGAAGATCGCGGAAGCGTGGGCCGCCCCGGTACCTGACGTGCCGGCCGGCGACATCGAAGGGATGAAGCGCAGCCAGGGCGAAATCGATGCGCGAATCGCCACGCTCAATCAGTCGATCGGAAGCATCAAGCAGGCTACCGACCAGGTGCTGGCCGATGTCGCGGCGCGCATGAAACTGGCAACGGAAGCCGGTAAGGTGGAAAGCCTGCAAGGGCAGATCGAAACCACGGCGGCGGAACTGGCGGCATATGAGCCAAAAGTGGTGGCGCTGCGCGAGCGCGCGAAGGGCGTGGCCCGCGTCGGTCTGGTGCATGACCAGGCGCGTTTTATCGCTGGGCTGGTGGCGAACGATGCCGCTGTGGCTGTGGCGCAGGCGAAGCTGGTGGCGGCCTACCACAAGGAACATGGCGCCCTCGGTAACGGCGAACCGGACGCCGAAGCACAAACGGCGCTGCCGGATCACGAGAAGGGCTTGATCGTCCTGCAAAACAGGCTGGCGAACCTGAAGCGCGATCTGGCCACCGCCACGGCTGCAAAGGCGCAATACGATGTTCTGGCGCCAGCAGCGGAAGCGGTGGACAGCACGGCCGAACTGGACGAAATCAACGGCCTGCTGGCACAGGCAAAGCAGGAAAAGCAGGACGTCACCAACAAAATCTTGGACATCCAAGCGGCAATCAAAAACCGGGCGGACGCCATTCAGAAGAACGAAGCGGCGGCTATCCAGCACGGCCTGGTTGGTATGTGGTTGACCATCGCCGAACAACTGGCGCCAAGCGGAATCCCGATGCAGTTGCTGAAAAAGGCACTGGAGCCGGTGAACAAGGTGTTGCACCAAGCCAGCGTGGATACCGACTGGCCGCGCACGATCATCAACGAGGACATGTCGATCACCTGCGGCGGCCGGCTGTACCAGTTGCAGTCGGAGTCGTTCCGCTGGCGCGCGGACGCCATGATCGCGGAAATGGTGGCCGAAATCTCCGGCCTGAAATTCGTCATGCTGGACCGTGTGGACGTTCTTGACATGCACGGGCGTGGTGAGTTGCTGGGCTGGCTCGATATGCTGGTGGAGGTCGGGGCCATTGACGGCTCGATGTCGTTCGCTACCCTGGCTAAGATTCCAGCCCCCGGCGCCCTGCCCGGCAGCTTCGAAGCATTTTGGGTCGAAGACGGCACGATCACCGAAAAAACCGCAGCACCAATCATGGAGCAAGCAGCATGAAAACCATCATTTTCTTCGACACTGAAACGACCGGCATCCCGCTGTACAACAAGCCATCCAATGACCCGGGGCAGCCCTACATCACCGAATTGGCCGCACAACTGTGCGTGGAAGAAACCGGCGAAGTGCTGGGCGCCATGAATGTGCTGATCCGCCCGCATGGCTGGGAAATCCCGGACGAAATCCAGACGCTGACCGGTATCACGATGGACCTCGCCAGGCGTGCCGGCGTGCCGATGGAATTCGCCTTGGAACTGTTCCTCAACCTGTGGCGCAATGCCGACATGCGCTGCGCCCACGGCGAGCCGTTCGATATGCGCCTGGTACGGATCGCGCTGAAGCGTGATGAGGTGTATGCGACGGAAAACATCCGGGGCGAAGATGGCCTGCAAATTCCATTTGCCGACTACTGGAAGGACGCGCCGCGTTTCTGCACCATCGCCGCCAGCACCAAAATCCTGAACCTGCCGCCGACCGAAAAAATGGTGGCTGCGAAGCGCACCGGGCCGAAATCCCCCAACCTTTCGGAAGCCTATGAGTTCTTCACCGGCATGCCGCTGGAAGGTGCGCACCGCGCAATGGTGGACGTAGACGCCTGCAAGGCGGTCTATTACGGCATCAAGAAACACCACGCGCAAGCGGAGTAAATGAACCTGCGGCGCATCACGGTGCGCCGCCACCTGGAGAGACGCATGAACGAATGCAAAAACTGCGGCGGCAGCGCGCGAAACCCGGGCAGCCAGGATCTGGACTGCCGCGAATGTGACGCGGCCAGCGAACGCACGCTGGTGGAGCAATATTGGGGAAGCCTGCCGGCCAGCATGGAAATACTGGATGCGGTTTGGGCTGTCTACCAGTTCCGCCGTGCGCCGCACGACGAAACGGCGCACCTCCTGGCCTCGCCAGCGAATGCGCAGCGCCTGCGAGAATCGATTGCGCAGTTGCCGCAGCAAGCAGCACCGGCCATACCGGAAGGGTGGATCAGCGTAACGGATCGACTGCCAGCATGGGCTGCGCGCGACGATACGCCTTGCATCATCGACGGCCGCAAAGTTCCGCCAACGCTGTTTAGCGAGACGGTGAATGTGGCCCTGGAAGGCGGTGGCGTTCGCACCGACAAGCTGATCGGGATCGAAGGGCAAGGCGCGCCGTGGTTCGACACATACGGCAAGCGCGTCACGCACTGGCAACCTACACCACCGGCGCCAGCACCGGAAGGAGGCAAGTGATGGCTGCCTACATCAACCCATGCGGATGCGGCGCCACGCCAATCGAAGACGGCAAGGACTGCTATTTGAGCCTGCGCTGTGAAAACTGCGGGCACCAAGGGCCGACCTTCGATTTCATTTATGACTACGACGAGGCGGACGTTGACCGCGCCAGAAGCGAGGCGATCCAGAATTGGAACACCAGTCACCCAGCCGCGACCAATAAGGACAAACCATGAACACCGAACACCCAAACTGCACGCACAAGCTGCGCGCCGCTGGCCAATACTACCCGCGCACGTGCGCAGAATGCGGCCTTGGGCCTTGCAAGGTGCAGCACGCGCCGCTGGCCGAGCCGGAAATCATCAAGGCGCCAGCCACGGCAGCGCCTGCGGAAAGCATCGCTTCACCAGAATTTCAGAGCCTGATGCTGCAATGGGCTTCGGACTGGTGCCGGGAATTGCGCCGCGATAACGCGATTGCTTTTATTGACGCATGGGGCGCGCAGCGGTACGAGGCGGGGCGGGATAGCATGCAGCCAACCATCAACCGGCTGGCGGCAGAGCGCAGCACGGCGGTAGATGAACTGTGCACCTGGAAGGAGCGCGCCGAACGCGCAGAAGCCGCGCTGGAAGAATGGACGCACACGAACAAAGTGGATGAACTGGGGCGCGAAGTTGACCGGCTGCGTGCTGACCTGAAAGCAGAGCAAGAGCGCGGCTTCAGGGCAAATAGCACGATTGAGCGCTACTGGGGCCAGATAATCGAATTGCAGAATGCGCTGGCATCGCGCCCAGCGGTCGATCTGTCCACTCTCTGGACGGCTACAGTAGACCAAGTAAAGCGTGGGCACATTCAAGGGGATGAAGTTGAATTGTGCCGTGTATCTGACGTCCAGGCCCTGCTGTCTTGTAAGGTGAAAGCGCCAGCACAGTGCGAAGGCATAGTCCTCCGCCGGGGAGATTACCGCCTCTGCTCGATTACAGGAAACACAGTCTCTTTCGAGGCGCAAGAAGACCGCCAGCCCGAGCCTGACAAGACGATTCCTGGCGTGTTCACCAACGCTGATGACTTGATTGCTTCTGTGCTCAGCACGGAAGCGTCAAACACTGTTATGCCTGTGATGCCGCGCCGAATCGTGGAAAAGTGCTGCTTTATCCAGTGCCCTCCAGAACGCTGCGATTGCAAAAACGGGAATCCGTTGGAATGGGAAATGCAGCAGGGGATTTTCAAGCAGCCGGAAGCGCCAACGGCCAGCCCTGCCGCTGCGGACGTGGACGGCAGCAATAGCGGCTGCCGGATGACTGGCGGCATTTGCGCATGCACGTCGGGCGGGTCGTTTGGTGGTTGCGCACGTGAGCGCAGCTATTGCTGCACCAATGAACCCGCTCGCCCCGCCTCCACCGCAGCCGATGCGCAGACCACGGCCAGCGCGGACGGGCTGCCGCCGCTGCCTAAGCCTGAGTTTGTCCTGCACCCGAATCGAGTTGGCGTTGCCTCAATAGACTATTTTCATTCCAGCCAAGTGCAAGCCTACGCCAGCCAAGCCCGCGCTGATGCGCTGGAAGAAGCGGCAAAAATGTTTGAGAAGTTAATTAAAGACCAGATTTCTGAAGCTGGAATGCTGGCTGCCATTCGCGCACTCAACAAGCAAGCCGTGGCACGATCCGCTGCGCCTGCTGGGGAGCCTGTGGCGGACCGTAATTCGCTGGAATTCGTGCATGGTGCACTGATGGCAGCGCAACCGAAGAACCTGGGCAAAGAAGCGTGGGACCGCCACGAGAGGGCTATCAACGTTATCGGCTGCATGCTGAACCAACCCGCCGCCCCTGTGGCCAATGCAGGGATGTCGTTTGATGAGGCGTGGGAAAACATTGATTGGGATAAATGGCGCAATGTGCCCATTAAAGAATTGGTGCGCTGCCTGCACGGGGTAACGAGCCCAGCGCAAGCCGCGCAACCGGCTGAGCCATGCCAAATCTGCGGCAGCGATGAGCCAAAGACTGGGACATGCGGCAGCGCTGATCCTCGCGCTTTGTGTAATGCGCCACCGGCTGGGGATGAGCGGGCGGCTTTAGCGGCACTCGTTCACGCAATAGACAACTTCGACATTGACGAGCCGGAAGTTTCTAAAGCCTTGAACGAAGCCCGCGCCGCCATCGCAGCCCAGCAGCCAGCGCAGGCGGACGATGCGCGGGATGCGGCGCGGCTGAATTACCTGGAAGCCATGACGGTGAATGTGCGCGTACCCTTGCGGCACGGCAGCCGCGATCTGTTCTGGGCTTCGCCTAGCGACGATGACGGAGATGCCGGGCCATCCGACATCCGCGCCAAAATCGACGCCGCCATCGCTGCGCAGAAAGGGGCGGAATCGTGAGCGCCTGTTCTAAATGCAGTATGACCCGCGAGCAGCGAATGCAATACGAGGACGGGTGCCCGCTCAAGTTCCCGGACATGCACTGCCCGAATTACGACAAGCCACCACCGCAGGCGCCAGCACCGTGCCTCACATGCGACGGCCTGCCGCCGTACTGCCATAACGCACCATGCCGACCGACGAGCGCCAAGGTGTACGAGCAAGCGCCCCCGAGCGACAAGGCGCGTATCGACGCGATAATCACGGACCTGGAGCAGAAGATCAAGGCGAATCGCAAGCCAAACGACCGGCGCACGCACCAAGAGCCGGTGGAGTTCGACCGGCGCCACGGCGACCGCCGGCACCGCAACGAAGACTGACGCGAAGCCCCGCCGCGATCTGCGGGGCATTACTGGAGATTGAAATGATGGAATTTATAGGCATGGGCATTCTTCTTGGCTTAGTTTTCTTCGCTATCGTCATGGCCGCCAAATCAGCAAAAAAGCAGCGACATGCGAAGCAGAAGCAAATGGACGACATAGCGGAGTCGGCGCGCCGCCTGTCCGAGTTGCGTAGTGCGGCGAGAAGTGCGCAATTGCAGGATGCGCGCAAGGTGTCGGCTGCCTCTATATATCCGAGGCCAGCCAGTGTATGGAGAGCAAGTTCTGGCAGCACGCCAAGCCCACAAGCACGGCGCGAAGCTGAATCGCGCCGTAACTATGATTCGCGGCGTGATGATGACCTCTTGAACCCGATGAACCTCAGCAGCCCGCTGAACCCGATCTACCACACGCCATCATACGAAGCCCCGGCACACCGTTCCGACGATTGCGGCGGTCACCGATTCAGCAGCGATAGCCACTCGTCGCACAGTGGCTCCAGCAGCCATTCCTGTGACAGTGGCAGCAGTTCCAGCGATTCTGGAAGTTCTTCCAGTAGCTCCAGCAGCGACTTTTAAATCTTCGGCGGCGCGGACTGCGCAAGCAACCGCGTTTTCTCCGCGCTGCTGTGGTAGGATTCATCCACTACGAGAGGTCGTAGCCTACTAGAAGGAGTTTAAAAATGCTGTATGTCAAAATCATGTCCGGTGAAGATCTGCCGGATACAAATCCCCACAAGAACTATTCCATCATCCCGGTCGAAAAGGACCAGGTTATGCAGTTCGTCATTAACCCTCTGTGGCAACAAGATCCGCTTACCGGTGAGTCCCCTGCCACGGAAAAATACCATCTGATTATTAACTCTCCTGATGGTTCGGACGAAACGCATCCCCTATGGGGGAATGCATACGTCATGACAGAAACCGGAAAGACCATTGCAACCCACGGTTGCTAGTCTTGGATTGCCGGTTACTTCGATAGGTTCTTGATCGTATCGTCCTTGACCTTGTTTGCCCGGGTCGTGCCAAATTCGAAGGAAAATACCTGCTCCACCCAGCCAAGGGCGCGGCCACAGATTAACGTGAGCGTGCCCTTGGCAAATTCATCCATCCCGCTCGACCAGACCACCACCACGAGGCAGAACACCACCAGCGCCACGGCGCCGGCCACCAGCGCATTGGCGCGCCAGTTCTGCCGCCCGTCCTTCTGCAGTTCGACATCGCGCTTGCGGGCGTCCTGAGTATCAGCCAGATAGATGCGCTCGAACTCCAGCATCTTGTCAGCCATGGACGCCTGGAAGTTCATGACGGCCGTGGGATCGGCGCGCAGCTTCGCCAGTGCATCGGCGCCGCTCGCGGTCCCGGTGGCCGCTTGCGCCACGCCTACGACGGCCTGTGCCACCTCGCCGGCCTTGTCGCTGCCCGTCAGCAGTTTGATGATGCCCGGGACGAACTGCGCCAACTCCATGGCGATGGGGATCAGCGGGCCCATTATGCGACTCCCTTTTCGAGTAGTCCGGCCATGCGCAGCATCCAGCCGCCCGCGTTCTCACGGAAGTTCTTCAGTGTTTGCAGATACCGGATGCGGCGTGCGACGAACAGCGCCACGGTGCGCGGCACACTGGCGGCGCGGGCGGCCGCAATCGTCTTGGCGCCGATAATGCCGTCCGGCGCGGTGCCGATGCATTCCTGAAGCCATGCGACTGGCTTGCCACCGTGGTACGCCGTGTCGAATACCAGTAGCGCAAACGCCGCCGGCAACTGGCCGCACTGGTAGCGGTCGTAGTATTCCTTGCGCGCGATTGCTTTGGCATCGTCCAGCGGAAGATGCCGCATATCGCCTTGGTAGCCCCAGGCGCGCGCCACGCGCTTTGTCACGCCATACATAGTCCCGTCCGCGTCATCGCTGTAGCCGCCCTCGGCGCTCAGCGTGAAGCGCCAGCATTGGTCAAAAGAATCGCTCATTTGTGCCACCCTTGGCTAATCAGCGCCAGGTACACGCACCCGGCAAACGCGGCCATCAGCAGCCATTTCAACGTGGCCTTGCCGAACTGCGCAAATGCATCATCGAGCCACTCCTTGATTGCCGCTTTCATTGCGGCCTTCTGTTCTTCCGGTGTCAGGTTTTGCATTTTAAGCCGCCGATTTGTAGGTAATTTGCAAATTGAGAATATCGCCAGCAGCAAGCGTTATCGGGCTTGTACTCGTCGCGATTGTGCCGGTATTCAACCTGAACGCGGCAAGTGATCCTGTTCCATCAACTTGAGCCGCATCAAAGTAGTTATTGCCAGTTGAATCATCATTAATGCGCCACCAGCCGATGTAAATCTGACCAGCTCCGACTGATGCCACCGGGATCCCAATGCTGATATTGCCGCCCGGGATGGTGTCCGTTGAGCCAACCACGTATTTCGCGAACGCGGTGATCAGCCCGTTCTGGTCGATGTAACTGCCCTCGACCGACCCGTTTCCAATCGTGACCGTACCGCCGATATTGATGACTGGCGTATAGGACTTGCTTGGATACCAGCCGGCGCGGTTCGTGATCGTCGCGCCCTCCACGTATTTATTAGTCACACCCTTGTAGCTATTATCGGCACCAACAAACAGGCTAACAATAACACCGGATTGTAAATAAACGCCGTACGTCATAGTTGCAACAGCATCCGAGAAAGTATTACCTGAAATAACGATTTCCTCTACTTCAGACACTCCGCTCAATCGCTCAAGGTAAATACCTCGCGTTTGCGTTTCAGCACCGGCCACGACGAAATCTTTAAACTCATTGTTAGTGATTTCAACCAGACCAATACCATTAACAGCTGTAGTCATATAGACGCCGTGTGTCAAGCTTAATGCCTTATTGCTATCGATTTTGATCCCTGTGTGTGTTGTCGCAACTGCGGTCCCTTGGAGGGTAATAAGGCAGAATACGCTTGCCTCGTTTGTGCCGACTTTAGATGCAATATTATCAGCAATAAGCACGTTCGTCACCGGGTATGTTGACGCTATTAAAATAGCTGATTTGAACGTGGCGGCCGTAGAACGGTCACTTAGACCAAACGTATTTCCGATAATAGAAATCTTGTTGATGATGGATTCTGGCGCAGACTCCCGGTAGAACCCTACGCCATAATCAGAAATTGGCGAGAAAACATTGTTAGCGACTATATTATTATCGCAGTCTGATGTTTTATTGGCCGCAACCCAAACACCCTGATAGTAATTTTTAACTTTATTATTTACAAAGCGTTGATTCGAGCCATGAAATTCATAGGCAACTTGACCACCCGTTGCCTCTGCCATCGTATCGGCGGTAAAGGTGTTGCCGTCGCACACAACATCATCGGCTAGAGCATAAATCGATGAATGATCTGCGGAATCAAGCCCGTTATTTTCGAACAGGCAGTTTTTTATTACCCAGTTTGTGCCCAGTGTCGCTCCTACCGTTTCGGTCTGTGCCATGCCAATGCAAGTCACTCCTGGGGTATTGATGAATTTGCATCCATCTATATAAACGTTGCTTGCGCGCGCAGCAACACCAGCAGGTGTACCGCTGAACATAATGTGAGCAAACGTGTTATTCAGGCCATTGATCAGGTTGTTGGCGCCGTTTTGGTCAATCGTCAAATTGCGGAAGCTAATATTTTGAAGCACCCCGTTGGAAAAAAACATAGGGATGTTCAGTGGTGCGCCATTGGTCGATTGCGTATTGGCGAGTTTGAAAGTTGCCCCTGGTTCGGCCAAGATATGCATGTTCGATGTCATCGTCAGGCATGGATACACTGTACCGCTTTCAGCGGACTGAGAAGCACCCTTTGTCAACCTGTACGTGCCAGCCGGCACGAACAACGTTTTCCCGAGAACGGCGGCGGCGGTAATTGCAAGTTGAATCGCCGCCCTGTCGTCCGTCACGCCGTCGCCAGTCGCGCCGAAGTCAATCACGCTAATCCGGTCTCGCAGCCGCGCTTGAAGTGTGCGCAGAACCGCGCCGGTGCCAGACTGGATAAAGCCTATCAGCGCCGCGCCGCCTGATGCGAGCAATGTCGTGAAAATGTCCCAAATACCAGCCGGGTCGGTTTTGAAATTATCAACCGGGTAGCCAAGAACCGACACGCCAGCGGCTGTTTTTACGTCCACTTTGTATGCGCCAGACCAGTAAATCGTCGCCTCCCCCTTTGCATCCAGCACGATAGGGTTTGCATGCGGCGTGGCGCCTGCGGAATCGGTATATGTCTCTTTTGGCGTAGTGGTTCCGGCAGCGTAGGTGTAGACCAGGCCACCAACCAGCGGATCGCCATTATCGGCAAAGTATTTGTGACGCCCTTCCGGCATCAGTGCAGTGGTAGGCATGATGGCCCCTTATGCGTTGGTGATGTCGGTCGCGGTGTAGCGGATCGAGCAGTTCAGGCCCAGCGCCTGGACGAAACCGCCGGCGTTCAGCCCTTCATTGACCACTTCCGGGCACATGTAGGTTTCCTCGACTGCCAGCGTGCGCAGGATTACGCGGTTGGTGTCGCTGGCCGAGCCGCCGGACGCGATCAAATGCACCTCGCACTGCACCGGCGCCGCCGTGCCGTTGTAGAGCAACATGGACTTAAAGATCCGCTTGGTCAGCGTCGGCACAGCAGTGCCATAAGTGGCGGCAGAGCCGGTAAGCAGAGTGCCATCCAGGATATACAGGGAGGTTGTCATTTTGTTTGCCCATAAAAAAAGCCCACCGAAGCGGGCTTGTCTGAAATTTATTCACATCACCACGATGGGATATACCTTGTGGTGCCGTTATCGTTGATGCCTATCCACTTTGTTGGGTTGCCAGCAGCTGGCGCGTTGGTGATTGTGCCGGCGCCGGCTCCTGCGCCATCAGTTAGTGCCGCTGCGGTTTTCAGGAAAACCGCGCCACCAGGGACCATGAAATCACCAAATACACGTGCTGTTTTGTCGTCGTAGACGTTAAAACAATCGTTTAATGCGCTATCCAATAAAGCAAGGCTTCGCGTTGCATTTGTCGTTCCCTGCCCTTTGATAACGAGGGAAACAGCGGCCTCTGAGTCTTTCCGGATGCCGATATTCCCGTCGAATCTTTCGTCCCCGGTGAATGTTTGCCCAGCATCCGTGCGCGCCATCGTCGCGCTGGTCGTCGGGAATGTATATGTCTGGCTATCCGTACCGGTCAACGTGATGGTATTTGTGACCGTCAGCGTTTTCCCGTTCGTGAGCGTGAAGGTGCCCGTGCTGGTAGTGATCGTCATGCCATTGATGGTCGTGAATTTCCCCGTGTTGGCCGTCTTCGCACCGATCTGGCCAGGGTGTTCCCAGTCCGTCGTTGGCGGCGCAAAGGCGGCCTCGATTTGTAGGGCCATCACCGTTTTTGCCAGTTCCGCCGTTTCCTGTGGTTGCGGGGTTATTTCCAAGCTCTGCGCAACGTCATTGATGCGCTTCGTCATCTCTCCAACCTGGGCCACCATAGACGCAGCGGCTTCCAGTTTCAACTCTGCTTCAGCCAGCCGCTTTTCCAGTTCCGCGACGCGGGCAGCCATATCTGCAGGCTGGCCAAAGTCAGGTGACGCGGCAACGGCCGGCGATGGTGAAAACACGTCCTGCAAGTCGACTTCCGCACTTTCCTGGGCAATCGGCGCCGGCGCGAATGCCGCCAGGATTTCAAAGCTGCGGATGTCCATCCCGTTCGGCCCGCCGACGCGCTCAAACAGAGCAGTCAATGCGCGATGAAATTCAGGCGAGGCCAGAACGGCTTGAGAATTTCCGGCGGCATCTGTGTAAGTGCCGATGGCCACGCGCGCCGGGAACAGGTTCAGCGTCTCGCTCATGACATCAGGCCTTCTGCATCCAGCGAGGCACCGATAATCACGCGCTTTACAGGATCGGAGATCGACACCTCATACACGCGATCACGCGATTCCCCAAGTCGGCGTATGCGCGCCCGCTGTTTGTACTTGCCGATAGCGCCCATGGACATGGTTTTGAGCGGGCTCCAGGTGTGGCCGCCATCATCAGACCATCGGATCATCATCAGCGGCGCCGATCCCTGGCCAGTGATCAGGCCCACCCCGGCCTCAATATCCACTTGCAGCGTTTTGTGTTTGATGCGCTTGTAGTCCTGGTCAGCGATATGCGGCGCGGAGCGCAGCGACACCATTGGATCGCCGTTGTCGCTGAAATAATTCAGGTCCAGCGCATACAGTTTCCCGTTCTCCCAGTCACCAACCACATGGGTGCTGCCCACAAAAGCATGCGTGGCCGCGCGGTGCCGCTGGAATGTTCCCGTGGCCGGATTTAGGTAGGCGCGCTCGTGCCACAGCTTGGTCGCCACGTCATAGCCCCAGGTGGCATTACCGGTCGGGAACGAGATCATGTAGAACGTCCTGCCATCCTGCTGATACGCGAACGCCACAGCATCCGAAATGTCGCCGTACCCCTGGATCGCCATTTCAATCCCGTCATGCGATACCCGCTGTGGGGTGTAGCCGTTCATGCGCCACACGATGCCGCGCCCGTTCTTGTCACCGCCGAGCCAGAAGACCGTGTTATCCAGCGCAACAACGCTGTGCGTAGCATCGCACCCTTGCTCGATTGCGGCATTGCCATCGCGGCTATACGGGAAATCCGCGCCGCCAGTGTTGCGCCACACCTCCGTCACCGTGCGCTTGAAAATGAGCAGTTCGCCGTGGTTGATGATGTGCGACACGATGTATTCCGCATTCGTCGCCGCGCTCGCAAAGTCTAACGCATCGAAAACAGTATCTTCCTGGCTGATTAGGTAAAACTGTCGCGTACCGGGGCGCTCAAAGATGAAATACGCGCCGTCATAGCTGACACGCGACGCGCCGTAGAAAGCCGGGTCGGAAATCTGCGCCACGACGTTTGTCGCCAGGTCAAGCGTGTAGCCGCCTTGGCCTGTCACCAGCACAGCCTTGATGCCATCATCGGCAATCGATACTGGCGTGGTCAGCGAATCAACGTAGCCGGCCAGTGTCGCCGTCCAGGTACTATCCACACGATAGATGCTCTGGCCCTGAACGACGATCAGATCGCCCACCGAAGGCTTGTGCATCGCGCGGATGCCACCAGTGCCGCCCAGCGTGGCCAACAGGCGCAGGCCAGGCGTTCCATACAACCCGGCCACGGACTTGCCGTTATCGCCGCCCATCACGAGATAGAAGTTGATGCAGCGCTGTGCGTTCAGGTTCAGGGAGCGCGATTGATACGCGCCGCCGACAAAGGGAACTTGCATTATTCACCCCCCTCTGGATTCAGCGACTTTTTCACTCTCTTGTCCAGCGCCCTTGCCTTCAGCTTTTTGACAGCAAGATTGGCGCCAGTAGCGATGGGCAAAGGCATGCCGGACAGGCCAGAAACGCCCGTATCCAACATAGCGAACAGGATGCTTGCGGTGTTCGAGGTGTTGACCGAGTTTGGCGGGTTCGTATGGGTGTCAAGCAGCATATCGCGCAAGTCGCGTATTTTTTCAGCGCCCTGCTTCCCATAGATGAAGTCCAGTTTTCCGCCATCATCCATTTTTTCGACCCAGGCATTCATTTTTGCTGGCGAGGCAACGCGACGCCCATGCTCATCTGTGGCGACATTACCGAAAGTTTCGCGCTTCAGTTCCTGCAAGCCTTGCCCCTGCAGTTCTTTCCATGCTTGCGCCCCGTCAGGGCCGGCAGTTTGCAGCGTGCGCCGGACCTTTCGAACATCATCCAAACTCACACCCGGTGAGCCTATGGTTTTGTCGTACACATCCTCATAGGCGACCTTGCGGTCTTTGGTTCCTGGCTTTGTTTTCATCAGACGGTCAATCACACCAACGTTTTTGAACTCGTTTGAGTAATTTTCATGCATGCGGCGTGCCTGCTTATAGAGTTCGCCGCCTTTTCCTTCGGTGATTCCATCAATTACCGATTTAAGTTCAGGTCCATATGCACTATTCGGCGTGCCAGGCGTGGAAAGTCGGTTCGCCATCTGCCGCAACGTTTCCATGTCGTTTAAGGATATGGCTACCTTTGCCGGCACTGGATTCATCAAGGCATCAACGCCTGCAGGTTGGACTGTCGCAAGACGATCAACTTCCTTGCGTAATGCGTCGAGTATTGGCGCGGCCTCCGCTGCCGACTTGTTTTTTTCAATAAATTCAAGCACCGGCTGCGCGTCCACCGTCTCGCTCATTTCACCTGACGCACGCGCTTGATCATATGCCGAGCGGATTTCTTTTTTTGCCTTTGCAGCTTTCGCGATTACAGCATCGGTAACGATCTTCCCAGTTTTGTAGAGATTAGGCTCCGCCGCGCCGGTCTCATCGAAGAACGCTTCGATGTTTTGCAATGTGTTCTGGTTCTGCTGCGAGTAGCGCTCGCGCAATGGGGCGCCAGCAGTCGGATTTTTAGCGGCCTCGCGCTCAAACTGGATGTCTTTGAAATCACGCGTTGCCTGACCGCGTGTCAGTTTTGGCGGAACCGGCATTGATGCCGCCCGTTGCAGCCGCTGTGTAGCTTCCTCGGTCAAGGCAGCGCCGCCGCCACGCATTGATGGCCCAGGAGCGCGCACCAAATCGCGCAGACTCCCACCGCCGGACGCAAGCGCGGCATCATCGGCATTTTGCGCCACAGCGCTTGCTCTGGCCATATCCCTGATGCTGCGACTTGCCGGTGCCACTGCCCTGGCCATGTTTGCCAATTCAGCACTTGGCAGCATGGCTAGCGGGGCCAGGGGCTCCGACACCTTGCTTGCAATCTCTGCCAACGATTTGCCGGTGCGAGTGCGCGGTGTATAGGTCAGTGCGCGGGCCACTTCTCCGGCGGTCTGGTCACCCTCCCGGATTCCTTCCTGAGTACCAAACTTCCCGCTCGTGATGGTGCGCGCGATCCCGGCAAGACCACCAGCAACACTGCCGACAGCGCCGGAAGCAAGCATGGCTGGCAACTCAAACGTGCCAAGTACGCGCTGGCCAATGCTGTCGTCCGGCTGACGTGCAGCGTATTCTGCCGCCATGCGCTCACGGGCACCCGGAATACCTGGAATGGCGCCGGCACCAGAGACAGGGGCGGCGCCAACCACAGGATCGGCGTCCCACGGCTTGGCAGACACCACTTCATCCTGCTCCCATGGCTTGGCCATTATTTCTTCCTCCGCGTTACTCCGTTCGGGTCGATGTACTCAGCGCCAGATGGAAGTTTTGCGTAATCGGCATCCGTCTTTACCTGCGCTGGCCCGGCTGGCTTTGTGCCGCCCTGGTTGATATCCGCATACTTCGCCTGCAACTTCTCCAGTGTGTCGAGTGCGGCAAGCCGGCGGGCAGCGGGCAACGTGTCATTGCCGACATCAGCGGCCATCAATTGGTACTGCTGTACATCCATATTGGACTGCGGGCCTTCCATGCGCGGCACATTTGCCGTCAGCCAGCCGCCCAGCGTTTTCAGTTGACTTGCCGCTTCCGCGCCATCTGTCGAGCTACCGAAGAACGCGGCGCCCTTGTCCATCAGAGCTCCTGCGCCGCTGGCGGTAGCTTTTGGAATCAGGCCTTTGGCCAGTGCGATACCGGCTTTCAACTGCTCGTTTAATTTCTTGGCCTTGACAACGTTCTCACCCGGTATCGTCGTGCCATCGGCAAACGTAGCGGGGACGAGGGTTTTTGTTCCTTTATTTACCAGGATGGGGCCGAGATTAGGGTCGATGTGTAACTGCGTTTGCTGCGCTTCGCGCTGGACGTTGTTGGTTTCTCGAGCGCGCGCGTCGGAGCGTTGAGACGCGCGTTCAGCTTGTGCAACCGTTGCCGCGTTGTTGGCGCGCGAGGTGTCGTTGGTCATCTTGGTGGTCTTCACCGACGTTTCGGATTGTAGCTTGGCGTTAGCATCCGGCGTGGTGTACTTCACCAGGTTGTCCGCGCCAAGCTGGCTACCCATCTTCCACTTGGCGAACCCGGCAGGATCGGCGGCAGGGTCGGGGATGGCCTGCAACCGCCCCTCCAGCGGACCGAGTTGCTGTGCTACCCATGGGCCGACTTCCGGGTCGGAATAGATGCCACGCACCCATTGCGCCGCATCTTCGCGGGTATTCACATTGCCGAGGAAATCGCGGGCGCGCTGCATGCGCAGGTTGACGACATCCTCTGCTTCCTTTTTCGTCTTCACCTTTTTTTCGTCAATTTCGGCGGCGGTCTTACTGGAATCCTGCTGCGCCTTCTTTGCCGCAAAGTATGCAGACGGTGCGCCGCCAGCCGCCAAAGCCTTCAGATAGCCTTCGCCGCCAGTGGGATCAGCCTGTAATGCGGAGCGCTGCGTGGCCATATCCGCCAGCGATTGGCGGCGCTGCTGCATTTCCATGCTGCGGTCTTCTTCCGCGTTCATAAGCGCTTGCAACTGCATGCGTTTGGTCGCCGACTGCACGGGCGTGTCAAAGTCAGGCACCTGCGCCAGCAGGGCGATTCGATTATTTGCCATGATTGGTTCTCCGCTTATGGGCCGTCGTAGCCTGGATCGAGATAGCCGTTTTGGCTGCTCGACCAGTCGGCCAGACTGCTGCTTACGCTGGGCGTGTTTCCATACTGGTTTGGCATCTGCCAGCCGCCGGCCTGATAGTTGTTGTACAGGCCAGCGATACCCTTGCCAATCACGTTGGATGCGCCGACATAACCGGATGCGCGCGCCTCGGCGGCATTCGTCAGCCCGGTGGCCTGGTTGTTTGCATTGTTGGCCGCCAACTGCGCAATGGTGTTGGCGTAGTTCGTGCCGCCGCTGGTCAGCATGCCGGTCGCATTCGATCCGGCTGCATTCACGTCGCGCGTTGCGGTCTGCCCAATCCCCGCCAGTGTGGCCAGGTTGTTGCGCCGGAAATCGCGGTTCAGGTTAAACTGGTTCTCGCGGGTGTTCTGGCGTGCGTCGTAGTTACCGTATTCCTGCGAGGCCAGATCACTATTGTAGCGGGCCAGTGCCTTGAGCGTGGCGCCGGAATACATACCGCCACGGGCCGCCGCCGCGCGCTGGATGCCTTTGGTGCCTTCGGCAAGCCGGAATGCATAGCCGGGGTCTTCCTGGAATGCAGTCCGCTCGTAATTGCGTGCGAACTCGCCACCCGGCGCCGTGCCTGCCGACAGTTCACGAAGCGCGCCGGTGCCGATTTCTCGGTATGGCGTGTAGTCTTCGCGCTGCTGCGCTAGTTGCGTCAAAATATCCGAGCGGTTTTGCTGATACTGCGCGAATTGATCGTTGCGCGTCTGGTTAAACTGCTCCTGCTGCAATGCCATGGCGCGCTCAGAGGCGGCAGCCTGTGTGCTGGCGGCTTTCTTTGCCGAACTCGCACCGAGTAGGCTAGACCCGATGCCAACCGCCGCCCCCAGCCATCCGCCTGCGCTTATCCCAAGAGACATGATTCCTCCTGTGCGATTGCGGGACGATTGCCCAGCAATTCGCTATTTTTTGATGTGGAAATCCGCTCAACTAGCACGTCCATATCCGTGCAGTTGTCCGGGTTGTGGTGGAACGTGGTCCATACGGCGCCTTCGTCAAAGGTGCGGCCGATGCGCTTGATGCCAGCAGTCGAAACCAGCATATGCGGCGCCCGGAGCATGACAAGGCCATGTTCCGTCTCCACCTCGATACGGCCCTTTGACAGTACCGCCAGATGCTCGCTACGATGCACGGCACCGCTGATGACGGTCCACGGCGGAATTGTCATTTCCCGAGCGTATATGCCATCCGTGTAGTAGTGGCGCACCGGGCAATCGGTCTGCGGCTGCTTCAGCAATTCCGCCTCCAGTCGGTAAATCTGGTCAAGCGATGTGCATACCCGGAGCGCCCCGGAATAGCGGAAGTGGATCAGGTTCATGGCTGCACCTGACCGGTTGACGGCATCGCGGGCGTGCGCTGATTATCCTTGGACGATGGCGGCTTCGACGTGTTCAGGCCCCACAGCGCTTGGAATGCGTTCGTGATGCTGGCCAGCGTCTCTTGCTGCACCTTGGTGCCGAATTCCGGCGCAATATCGATAGCCGTGGCCAGGCAGAGCGCGCGGAAATACCCCGGCGGCATGTACTGGTCGGTGGTGATGGTGCTGTACGACTGCAAACAGTTGCGCGTCTTGATGTGCAGCGTACCGGATGCGGACGGCACCGGCAGCAACAGCAATTGGCCGAAAGGATACCCGGGCCGGTATAAAATCTTCGCCGGCTGCGGCGCCTGCGTGGTCTTGTTCGCGGTGGTGTCCCAGCGGCGCTCTGTGATGATGCCAAGTTGGTAATCGACATTCGAAGCCCGCACGAACGCGCCCAGCAGATCAACCGGACGGGCCGTGTTGAAATTCGCATTCACAGCGGTGATGCTGGTCAGCGTCGTGGCCGGCGTGGCGGGAGAGTTGGCAACAGTGTACGTGAACGTGTATGCACCTGTCACGGTGACTGTAGCCGTGATGTTGTAATCGGTCTGCACGCAACCAGCCACCGTCACCTTGTTCCCGGTTTCCAGACTGTGCCTTAATTCGGTGGTTGCCGTCGCCGTAGCGCCTGATCGCGTGATGCTGGAAATGGTCAGCGTCGTGTCACCGATGGCGTATTGCCCGGTGCCGGTTGTCAGCGCAAAGGTGCTGTCAACCTGGGAGAAATAGGCGCGGTCGTCCGTCTGCCAGGTTTCAATGATCGCGTTCAGCGATTCCAGGCCGTCGCTCAGTTCTTCGGCGGTCGGGGAATTGCCAGACTCGATCAAGCCCAGCATCCGCATGGATCGCGTCAGGATGGATTGTGCGGTTGCCATTTACCACCTCGTTTCAGGTTGGAAGAACACACTTGTGTTCTCCTTGTCATAGCCCATTGCCTTATCAAGCGCATCGGTGGCCATTTTGGAAATGATCGACTGCGTTGGTAGTGGGACTTGGAATCGTGGATTGACGGCCAGTGCTTTGGCTAGATTCAGCGTCAGGGCCGAGCCCCATTCAATTGGGAAGTCCGGCGTATCGGTGCCTTCGTCAAAATCTTCAAGCGGGCGCTCGTACCAGAAGCGCAGCACGTCGCTTGCGCTGTCCGGTGTCGGCCATACCGACAAGTTGCCATTGACCAGTTGCGGGTTGTAGAAGATGTTGACCACCTTCCCCTGTGAACTCTTGTTGACCAGTTGCGCGTATTCGTCGCGCGAGCAAACCGTCACCGGCAGATCAAACGCCGCAGATGAGCGCCAGTAAGCGGCGTCCGTGTCGATGCGCTGTGGCCGGTTGATCTTTGATGTATAGGTGAACACCACATTGCCCGCCGTGGCCGCACTGGCGATGCCGGTGGTAATCGTCGTGGTCGCCCCCGGCGTGCCGCTGATCGTCGTCCAGTGCAAAGTGCCGTCATCCAGCATGATGCCGATGTTGTCGCCGTCAGCCATGCCGGCATAAGCTGTCAGTCCGATGGACGTGGAACTGGTCGCCTCGTCAGTGGAAAGCGTGGTCTGCACATAGGTGTTCGTGCAGTGGTCGCCGGTCAGGCCTAAGCTGTACGTTGCCGTGCCCACTTCGAAGAACATCGTCGCCTGGCTCATGGCCCACAGGTGCGCGCCCTCGGCCATCCAGGCCTTGACCATCAGGTTGAGCTTACGCGCGCAACTTTCCGTGATGTTCGGGTCAATGCCGTCGCCAAACTCCGTGAAGCCGATGGTCTCCAGCGCATCGCGGATGATGTCATCGCGGCTGATGGCGAAGTTGCTGCTTCCGCTGGTAGTCATGGCTGCAACTCCAGCAAGTCGATGCCGTTGCCGCATCCAGAATCCAGCGCCATGGCGACACCAACAGCTTCTTCCGATGTGCAGCCAAGATGCATCGCGGCTCTGGCAAATTCTCGCCCCGATCCGATGGCCATAAACCGTTGCTCATAACGGACCGGGTACGGCGTACGCTCATACAATGACAGCGTGCCGTCTGGCTCGATCACGAGGACCGGCTGCCAATCGTCCTTGCTGCGCTGTTCAGCCGGAAAATCAGACGTAATGCGACCAGCACGCACCCATTCGACCATTGCCAGCACATATACCAGGTCACCAGATCCACCAACAAGAACGTCGCCAACCCGAAAAATCTTGGTTACAGTGCAGATCATGCCGTCATAGCATGCGCGCTTGTCAGCCGCCAGCGTCTTGCCGTCCCATGCGATGCAAGTCATAGGTCCTCCGCCGTAATCTCACCCACAGCCAGATAGCGAATCTCCGGGCGTGGGCGTGGTTCTTTGATGTGGTTGCGCTCCGGGACGGCCTTTACGAAGTCCTGCGGATGGCGCGTCTCGAAATCGTCAGGGCAGACCATGGCGCCGTCCCAGCGCTTGCGCAGTTGCGACTGCTTGTAGTCGAATCCGCATACGTCGCAACAAGCTTTGGCGTCGCCCAGGACGAAGTTATCCGAGATATTCATGGTCAATCCTTCCGGACCTTGATGACGATGGTGCCGCAGTCGGACGTAGCCAACAGGCCGGATGTCGTCAGCAGCAACTTCCCGGTGCCGTCCAGCACGTTAGAGCGGTCCTTGATGCCGCCGAAGCCATCGAAACACATTTGCTCCGAATGGTCGGCAGGGATTGACCACGCGCCGGTTTCCTCGGTCAAATAGTCAAATTCCAGGATCGCGGAAAAGCCTGACAGGCTCGTCCACAGTTCCATGATGGTCAACGATGGCTTGCCGCCAGGTGATGGATTGAGGTCAGTTGCGGGATCGATCAACACCTGCTTGTTGAAATCGCCGCTTGCGCCGTCGCCCCGGATAAACACGTGGAAAACAGCGATCCGGTCGCCGTCCACGATCTTCGTAATGTTTGCGGTATTCGCCATGGCGAAATCTCCAATGCGAGGGCGAGCGCGCGGCCCGCCCCATGTGGTTACTCGTTGATTTCGACCCAGCTAACCGAAGCGATGCCAACGGCGGCCGTGGTCAGATACGACAGCGACAGGCAACCGCCTGGCGGGATGATGATCGTCCCGTTGATGTCCTCCGAGTATTTGGCCGGCGAGATGGACGACGCAGCCACCACGCCAGCCAGCGGGCGCAGCCACAGCGGAGTGCTGGCCAGCGTTGCGGCAGCATCTGCCTTGCCGACAGCAGACGTGGACACGTTACCTTTCGGGATCGCGTTGTGAATCACCATCGGCGTCGTGTGCGTGGTTTCGGTGGAACTGATAGCAGTATGAATCGCCAAGCCCACGACTGCGGCGCCGGCCGGCGCCGTGGATGGAGCAAAGCTCACATTTGCCACTACCAGGAGCTTGCCGCTGCCGTAGGGATTGGACAAAGCCAATCCTGTGCAGGTCGTGCTGACGGTGGAAAGGGTGACCGCGCCAGCAGAGCAGGCGTGGTACATGTTGCCCATGCGGGCCTGTTCAAGGAACCAATCGGAAGTGGATGACATGATATTTCCCCTTTATACGGCGGCAGGATTGATCAGGCCGGACTTGTCAGCCGCGCCGGTGATCATGCTGTAATTGTTTTGGAAGCCCAGCTTGGTGCCGGTCGGCGCCAACAGGCCTGCGGAGTTGTCCAGGTGCCACGAGTAGTTGTCGTACACGTAGCCGGACGAACCAGTCGAGCCACCGGAGAACAGCGAGCCGCCCGTGGTGCTGGTCGAAGGACGCACAACCTTGTTGCGGCCCATATCCAGGTTGGTCTGGTTGTTGGCGCCGAAGTCGACCAGCGCCGCCGTATCGTTCAGGACTGGGTACACCACGAAGTTGTCCAGGTACTTCTGGCGGTCCTGCGCAGCGGCCATAATCACCGCTTGCGTCGCCGCCGTGGTGGCCAGGCCATACACGCGGTTGTTCGAGAACTGGAAGCCATCCATGCTGTTCGCGGTTGCATTGCCGGTCACGCACTTGATGAAGTTCAGGATCGAACTGCCGTCGCGGAACTCGCAATTGTCCAGCGTGAAATCGGTTGGCGTGTTGGTGCCGGTGGCCGTGTACGCGGACACCACGTCCGCCACGTTGGCCTTGTGCAGGATGTTCGACACCGTGATATTCGCCGCCGTCACCGGGATGTTGGCGGTGGCCGCCGTGCTGAACGTCAGCGTAGGGCGGTTGGAGCCGACGCCCAGGCCGATGATGGCCACGCCAGCGACATCCAGGATCAGCGTGGTGGCATCAGCGATGGTTTCGGCATGGCCTGGCTTGACGAAGATGATATCGCCACGGTTGGCAACGCACTGGCCCACTGCGTAATCAATGGTGGCAAACGGGCTGTCGTAAGTGCCCTTGTTGCCATTGGACCCGCCGCGCTGGCCGGTTTGCAGCGCTGTGCCGTTGTAGACCCAAAACACGCGGCCGGGATTCGTGCTGACCAGCGGCACGTTGCGGATGGTGATGCCGGCAGCGAAGCCGCCGGGGTAGTTTGAATTTGGCATTTCTGTTCTCCAAAAAGAAGGAGCGACCGAAGCCGCTCCCTATTCGCCGGACGATGCCGGCACTACTGGTTGATGCGTAGCGCTTACGCGCCGGCGCTGGCGTACATGCCGCGAAAATCGCCCACTTGCAGCGAGTAACGCTCATCGGCCTTCGCCAGCGCGTTGCCGGTGCCGAAGTCGTTATCGCGCTGGAAGCGCAGGCCACGGCGCTGGAACAGCGTCAGGCCGTTCGGCACGTCCGTCCTGATGAAGAAGGCGTCCGGATCGGTCAGGAAGTGGTTCACCGCGAAACCGTCAGGGAACGAGTTCATGACGCGCAGCGCGTTGATCGCGTTGTTCGCCGTGTCGTTCTGGTTGATCGATTTCAGGATGCGGGCCGCTTCGAACTCATACTGACGCGGCACAATCAACTTTTGCGTCTTCACGCGCACTTTGTTGCCCCGGTCGTCGGTTGCGCCGCCGATCTGGATCACCAGGTCTTCCAGGGCTGCTTCCGACAGATCGGCCGGCGTGGCCATCAGGTTGGACTGGTTGCCGCTGGACGACGTATGCGACGCCGAGAACATCGGCTTGCTGTCAGGGCCGACGTTGTAATCGGTCGAGAAGCCGCGATTGAGCCAGTTCGCCACCACGATGTTCTTGGTTTCCACCATGGCTTTCTTGAGGGCGGCCGAACGCTGCATGCCGAGTTCCTCGTACTGGTTATCCTCGATGGCTTCTTCGGTGATGATGTAGCCCAGCGAGTACACCAGATGCATCGCCGTCGCCGTGCCGCCCTGGCTGGTGGTGTCGTAGCCAACGGACTCGCCCTGACCTTTGATCGCAGCCAGGCCAAAGCCATTGTTCTGCACCATTTCTTCGCGGTGCTTGGTGGACGTTTTGACAGTGACCAGATCGCGCCACTCGTCGTAGTTGTTGTACGACATGCCGAACATCGCAAAAACGCCAGGCCACAGCGCTTTCGGGTGGGTGCCGGTGTTGATAATGCCCATGATTAAATCCCCGCAACTTGGTTAGCGAATTGATGACGGTTGATCGTCACCAGCCATTTGCACGAGTAGCCGATCTCGTTATCGTCACGCGGGACCGGCTGCACCAGGTGCAGATCCAGCGTGTTGGTGGTTGCTTCGGTAGCGTTGTTCAGCATCGTGCCGGACAGTGCCGTAACGGTGCTGCCGGCTGCGACAACGAAATCGATGTTTAAGCCGATGTCGTTAGCGGTCAGCGCGGTGCCGCTGTTACCTTCCTGGATTTCAAAAATCAGGTCTGGATTGTCGGCAACGTGGATGCGGCGCAGCGTCGATGCAGCGCAATAGCGCAGGCTGTCTTGGGTGTCGGGATCGACGCCGACGACCACGCCGCAGATTACGTCGCCGGTCGCGGCGCGGATCACGTCCTGCATGGTGCGGCCCTGAACAGTCTCACCAGTGCCGGCCAGTTTGACGAAATCGCCGATCATCAGCTGGGTGCCGTCGGTTGCAGGGTGCGCATAGACACGGAACGAGCCGTTATACGGCGCCCCGTTACGATGCATGACGGGCCGTGCGCCCGCCGGGGTGTGTGCATTTGCCATTTCATGGCCTCCATAATGCAAAAGCCGCCAAACGGCGGCTTAGTTTTAGGACCAGCGGGCGCCGGCTCTATTCGTCGCCAAAATCGGCAACAGATTCGCGTTTCGTTTCGATGCTGATGCCACGCTTCGGCACATAGCCCTCGTTGACACCATCGAGATTCCCTGTCTTGATGCGGTGGTCGATCTTCTCGACGTCCGCCAGCTTTGTTTCCTGATCGTCTTGGTAGTAATCGTCCTTGATTTCCATGAGGTAGGCGCGCTGTCCGGTGGCTTTGTCCACCACGCGGCTGACGCGCGAACCAAGGTCTCGATTGACGTTGTCGATGTCCGGCACGCCGATCTGGAGCGACGGGTCTTCCACAAACGTGTAGTCACCCGTCAGCGCCTGGTGCAAGCGTCCTTCCGTGGCGTTGAACCAGCGGCGCTTGTAGCCTGGCCGTTCCGGCGCCAGCATTTTAGGGCGCATCACGCCCACCGGGGTACGCTGTTTGCGGCCCGTATCTTCCCTGCTTTCTGCTCGTGGTGCGCGTGACATGATCGATCACTCCCATTCGTAGTTTTTGACAAATTCGTCTTTGAACTGCTTCGCGGCCTTGTCATCGCCAGGGAAGCCGTTTTTCATCATGCGGTCACACGCCGCCTTGGCGTCGGCCGGCAAGTCGTTGTAGGTGCGGCCACCCTTGCGCGCCGATGGCGTGCCGCCTTCAACCGCTGGCGCGGACTCGCGGCGCGGGTTTTTGAATTTGTCCGGGAACTGTGCCTTGACCTTCGCGGTCAGCTTGTTCAGGAATTCAAGGCCGCTGGAGTTGTCGCCTTCACGACGCAGCTTCTGCCCAATGAACTCGGCGTATTCGGCCATTTCAGGCGTTTGCATCCACGGATTGCGTTCTTCCCATTCCTGGTACTCGGGGTCAGGGCCCGGCGCCTGTTTGACCTTCTTATCGACGGCCTCGGTCTTTTTGCGCAGATCTTCGATGCGCTCGTCCGCAGCTTCAAAGGCTTCCGCGTCGCCATCGGCAATCGCCGCCTTGCGCTGCTCCTTGGCCTCCTTCATTGCGCGCTCATAGCCGCGCTTCTCGGCCTCGGCGTTGACCTTAGCGAGGTCCTGCGCGGTGCGCTCCAGGTCGGCGATGCGCTTGTTCTGGCGCTCCACCCGGGCCTGCACCATTGGCAGAATGTTCTTGCCGCGCTCGACAAATTCAGCCGCCGGTGTCCATTTGGACTGATCGCCTTTGAACTGGTCCTTTGGCTTCCAGCCCATTGCGATGGCTTCGGCCTCGACGTCATCGCTTTCGCCGCCGTCGTCAGCCTTGCCGCTTTCGCCAGCGCCTTCCGCGCCCTCTGCCACTTCCGCAGCACCGCCGCCGTTCTCGCTGCCGTCTTCACCAGCAGGATGGCGGATTACAAACCGCATTGCTTTCGTGATCATTTCGGACCTTCCTTGTCTTCCAACTTCGGTTTATTGCTGATGCAGAACCGGGCGCTAATTGCGAAATATTCATCGACGCAAAGCTCAGAATGCATGTAAAAGCCTGCATACCTCTTTACATGGAATTCTGGTTTTTTGCGCCAATACAGAACACTTCCAGCTGGGCGGCGACGTGCATACTCATCGAATGCATTGATGAAAAGATCTTTCGCCGCCTCGATTGTTTTTGCCCATACAAGAGGCGGCTCACCTTCCAATTTGACGCCGCCACAAGTCATAGTAATGTACGGCTCGCCTGTAACGCTTTTGCACGTTTTGGTCGATTCTCCCGGCTGAAACAGGCTTTCCATATGCGCCGCGATTTCAGCGGGCGCCGTGGAGTCTTCAATCTGCTCCCTGGTCGTCATCATGGCCGCACCTCGATAATCGCCGCCACGTCCTTGTCATTGCAAAGACGGTACTCCTTGCCGTCGTCGCCTTTGACGACATAGCCGGCGTGCTTCGCAAACCAGATCATGTCGCCGGACTCTGGCACTTGGCCTTTCCAGTCTTCAAACGCGTTGCCGCCGGCGGCGATCAAACGGCCCTTGACCTGCTTCATGGCCTCGCGCTCGCTGGTCTGCTCGATCAACTGGATACCGGCCGCTTTCGCGCTCTTGATGCGCTCGTCGGTTTCTTCGATATCCTCGGGCAGGATCAGGATTTTGTATTCCACCGGCCAGATGCCGGATACGTTCAGCGAGTCATTGCGGCGGCGATGCTGCGCCAGTTCGGCGGCTTCGAATTCGTCGGCGTTCATTTGGCACCGCCTTCCGCGTCGTCTTGCATCGGCACCGGCACGCTGTCGCTCTCGACTGGAGCGTCTTCGCGCAGGCCGAACTGCGACATCGGCATGGCGATAACGGTTTCGTCAACGTGCTGCATCTGCTCCAGGCAAAGCAGGCTGATTTCGTGCAGCGCCGAGTCCATACGGTCCTTGTTCTGCACCCGCAGTGCCTCGTCTGCGATGGCTTTAATCTTCTGGTACATGGTCAACCCTTTCCTTGTGTTCGTCGTAGAACGCGGCGATGGCGTCATCGTCCAGGTTCAGCAACGTGTTAAGCAATTGGCATTTCGCCATTTCCTGGTTCTGCAATTCCGACGTCAGCGCCTGCCCCTGCGCCCATCGCTCCATCAGATAGGCCCGGTAATCCCGGAGGAACTGGTGGTACTGGTGCGTCAGGCGGGAGTGCGCCCATTCCTGGTACTCCTCCTTCGTCATTCCCTTGTGGTGCTGCTGCATTTCCCTCTCCTTGTGGTTGCTGCGTGGCTTGTAGTGCATTCGTGTGGCGGTCCAGCATGGCCTGGAACCGCGCTATGTAGACATCCATTTGCGGCCCGATTTCGACCGCTTCAGCCTGCGCCAGTTTGAGCATGGCGGCAGACTGCAAATCAGCCGTCTGTGCGGCCAACTTGTCCATTTCCGCGACCATTTTTTCGGCCATTGCGGTGACTTCTACGCGCTGCGCTTCCAAGTCGGCCTGCGCGCGCATCAGATCGGCCTTCGCCTTCACCATGGCCGGGTCTTCCGGCGGTGGCGGCGGTTCCTCGATCAGCAGCTTCTCGATGTCTTCTTCTTTCGTGGCCTTGAGCCACTTTCGGCGCAGTTCGATCTGGTTGATGAACGGGTCGCCCTTGAAGTTCTCCCACATCGCTTGCGAGCGCGTGAGTTCCTGAGCATCCGATACCAGATTTGGATCGCTCACCGGAGCCACGTCGGTGCCGTCGCCCTGGTAATCCTCCAGGTAGATCGTGTTGACCTTGTCCTGGAAGCGGTAGTAGTCCTCCGGCTGCAAGTACAGCCGGTTCAGGCGGTAAAGCGCCTTGAATTCTTGCTTATGCGACCGGTGTACGCGCTTGTAGATCGCCGAGAACACCTTCTGCCCCTGCTCGATCAGCGCCAGGGTCGTAGTGGCCGGGGTATTCACGCCGGACTGTTCGCCCGTCAGGATGTCCTTGACGCTCGAAATATCCTTGCCGGCCTCGATTAGGAGGCCCAGCAACTGGAACATCACCGCATCCGGGCCCTTGAACTGCATGTGATACACGTTCTTGGCAATGTCATCACCGAGCACGTCCACAGGCTTGAACTCGCCTGGCGTGAACCGCGCTTGGCCACCCTTCATCTTCAGTCCGGATCCAATGAACCCGCCGCCAGTGCCAGCCAGTGTGCCGGCGTCCAGCATCTGGTTTAGGACCGTGTTTACCATCTCATTGATGGGGTTCAGCAGCATACCCATGCCGACATCGTACGAGCCGCCATCAGGGTTCGGCATGAACGCAAATTTCGTCCAGTACTGCACCGGCGTGATCTTCGACACTTGGCCGTCTTCATTCATGAAGATGCCTTCTTCATCGAAGCGGGCGACGATGCGCGCCACCTCGCCGGTCTCTTTCAGCACCGTGACGATGTACGGCTCTTTGTAGCCGTCGTCGTCCAGGTCGTACCAGCAATGTTGCTCCAGGAATTCATGCGCGGCGTCTTCATCTTCGGTGACGCTCGACGGCAATTTCACATCCACGAACAAGCCGCCGCGAACGCGCTCGATCACTTCGTTCTTGAACAAGTTCAGCGTGTGCGTGATGCGGCGCTGCTTCTTCCAGGGTGTCGCATGGTCGAACATTACATCTTTGGCACCGACGAGGTCAGAGCATGGCCGACCCAGCATCTTGTCGAAATAGGTCTTACGGAAAGCGCAGCCGACAATCGACATTTGCAGCAGGAGCTTATCCTCCTCCTCGTCCCAGTCTTCGATTTCTTCCAGTACCTGGTAGCTCATGTGCTGGCCGATGCGGTCGGCGCGTTCCAGCTTCTTGCCATCCGGGTCGGGGCCGATCACCATGCCTTTGA